CTCTATGTAAAGAATACAATGTCTTCACCGACTGCGGTGAGACCCGTCTCAATTAAACGTTCTTCTGGTCTGACAGGTTCCTTCCAAGGCGTTCAAGAGATGACGGATGCGGAAATACGATATTCGTTTGGTTCAAGAGTCCAGAGTCGTATTACCAATGGCAGTAATGGTATTGGTACGTATCAATTAAGAAGTGCAACCCAAGGAGCTCCAACCGCAACTGGTACATGGTCTAATCGTGGTACTGCAACTGATACTCGTTATAATACAGTAAGTACTGATTACTCTGCTGATTATACGAGAAACCGTGCAAGTAACTTTGTTGGCAACTATGCCAGAAACTTTGCACGTACCTTTGCTGGCACATTCACAGGCAACTTCATAACAGAATTTGTCGGTAACTATACTGGCAACTACTCCAGAAACTTTACTGGTGATTACGTAGGTGACTACGGAAGAAACTTCTTAGGTGATTATACTGGTAACTACAGTAGAAACTTTGCGGGTAATTACGTAGGTAACTATTCTCGAAATTACTCAGCTGTATATTCACGAACAAGAATCACTGACTACGTAGGTAATTTTGTTGGTAACTACGTGGGCAACTATGCCAGAAACTTTAGTGCTGATTATACGAGAAACCGTGCAACAGTATTTACTGGTGACTTCGCTGGTAACTTCTTAGGAAACTATGTTGGTAACTATGCTCGTGCATACTCTGCTGTGTACCAAAGAACACGTATCACGGATTATGTGGGTGACTTTGCTGGTAACTTCTTAGGTGATTACACTGGTAACTACGCAAGAGCGTTCTCTGCAAACTATCAAAGAACATCTACGAGAGATAGTACGAGTGATTTCACTGGTAACTTTTTAGGTGACTATACTGGTAACTATGCCAGAAACTACCTTGGTAACTATGCTCGTGCATACTCTGCTGTGTACCAAAGAACTCGTGCTACTGCATACTCAAGAACACGTGTAACCAACTATGTGGGTAACTTTGTTGGTAACTATACAGGCAACTTTGCTGGTAACTTTGTTGGTAACTATGCAAGAACAAGAGCGACTGCATATGCAAGAACACGTGCAACCAACTATGCGGGTGGTGGTAAAGGTGGTGACGCTTATAACTACACTGGTAACTTTGTAGGTAACTATACAGGTAACTTTGTAGGTAACTACGCAAGAACATCTACTAGAAGTAGAGCTACTGCATATTCTCGAACTCGTGCAACAACTTACACTGGTAATTTTGTAGGTAACTACACTGGTAATTTCTTAGGCGACTATACTGGTAACTATGCCAGAGCATTTACTGCAAACTATGCCAGAAACTTTAGTGCGAACTATCAGAGAACTCGTGCGACAGTCTACACTGGTAACTTTGCTGGTAACTTTGTTGGAGACTATACTGGTAACTATGCTAGAAACTACAGTGCGAACTATCAGAGAACTTCTACACGTAACAGCGTAAACACATTTACTGGTGATTTCCTTGGAGACTATACTGGTAACTACTCTAGAAACTTTGAAGCAGATTATCAAAGAACATCAACTCGTACTCGTATTACAGATTACACTGGCGACTTCGCTGGTAACTATGTTGGTAACTATGCTAGAGATTATTCTGCGGATTACACACGTGACAGTTTACAGACATTCACTGGTGACTTTGTAGGTGAATACACAGGTAACTACGCAAGAGCATTCTCCGCTGATTATCAGAGAACGAGAAGTTCTGCATACTCTGCTGTATACCAAAGAACTAGAGCGTCCAACTACTCCGCAAACTATCAGAGAACACGAACCTCTAGTTATGCAGCTGACTACTTGAGAACATCAACAACGGATTCTACCAGAAGTTCGACAGGTGTGTCAACCGTGAATAGGTCGAGTACTTATACCAGAACAAGTACTGATTCATATCTCGGTAACTATGTGGGCAACTATGTAGGAACAACAATTGATACTGGTTCATCAACAATTGAAACATATACCTTATACCAAAGAACTGCATAAATTTGGTATATATAAAAGTGAAATATAATAGGAGACTATAATGTCAACAATATGGTTAGATAATGCTTTCTGGGAAACCCCCAAGAAACAAACATTGAACGCTATTAGTGAAACGACAGAAGGAAACAAGACCACACGTCAAGTTCATAAGATAGATGCGGTCAATCAAGATGGTACTGATAACGAACTGTTCCACGAGGCAGTTAAAGCTATCGGTGAAGATGTCATTGATGCTTCTAGTAAAAGACGATTGGAAAAGAAACAGTCTGAAGCCGAGATTGAGAAACAGAAAAAATTAGAACATGAACGTGCGAAAAAACTTGAGAAACTATTTGAGTATAAGTTAGAAACATTTGAGATTCCTGAAATCAAAAACTCTAAAAATAGACCACTCAAGTCCAAACTAAGACGTTCAAAGTCTATTCCTGAAGTGAATCTATATGCTATATTAATTGTACAGGAAGCACTAGAAGATGTCAACCCAGACTAAAGGTTTTGTAGTTGTTGCATCAAAGAATCCCAATTTCTATGTGTATGCGGTTAATTTAATCGAATCAATTAAAGACTTCTATCCAGACGCACTCATTACTTTGGTAACTGAGGAAAGATTCTTGGATGACCGTGCAGATGAAGCTGACCAGATAATCTTTTGTGATGACCACTATCGTGCAAAACTGTGGGGTATGGCAGCAACTCCGTATGATATTACCATGTATGTTGATGCAGACATGGAATGTGAACACGAAGATATAATGACCGTGTGGGATGAAATGAAAGACTATGATATGGTCTTCCATGAACTCACCGCAGAACGTGAAAAGTATTATGCGATTAGACAATTCAAGTACAATGATGGTTATGAGAAGTATAAATTGTGCGGGGGTGTATGTTTGTACCGAAGTGAGAATCCATTAGTTATGGAATTCATGGAAGATTGGTATGAATTATATCGTAGACAATTTTCGGGGAACTGGATGCCACGAGGATTCGACAAACAACAATGGGACAAAGACCTAAGACATTTTGACCAAACAACTCTTTGGTGGTTGGTTAATAAAGTTGAGAAGTACAAGGACTTAAAGATTGGTATCTTTGAAGATGACATTCGATGGAACTACTTCACACAATATGGTTATGATAATAAGCAATCCAAATCGGGTAAACCACCAATACTCCGACATTATTCAGGATGTTTGAAAAAGGATACACTTATAGTATGAAGAATATTCCAATCAAGAATAAGGAAGTACTTGCAGCTTTAAAGGACTTCGAATGGTATTATGATAACAAGGATTGGTTAAAGGAACATCTGCGGGTATCGGGTAGTGCATCTGACCGTGAATATTATGTTAGTGAAACTCACCGTGATGAGATTATAAAACAAGACCATGCACACGAAGGTTACCCAGACACCGCACACTTTATATCACTAAAGAATGATAGGTTGGATATACAACAGAGTGGCGTCTACTCAACCGCACAACACAGTTCTGGGGTTGTGGATATCTACAAAAAGTTTGGTGAATTGAACACCAACTTGTGTACATTATTAAGTACACGTAACAATGCATTATGTTCATTGTATCCACCAAATGGATTCATATCATGGCACAATAATGCAAATGCATCTGCATACAATCTTATCTTCACTTGGTCAGAAACAGGCGATGGATGTTTTAAGTACGTTGATGGACATACAGGTAAGACTGTAGTCATGCAAGATGAAAAGGGTTGGCAATGTAAAGCAGGATACTTCGGTGCATATCACGAACCTTGGTATAACAGAGTCTATCACGCAGCCGAAACCGACTGTTGGAGAATGACAATCTCTTATATTTTTGATAGAACAGACATGTCTATGGGTCTCCAAGACGAAATCATAGAAGAAATAATGTCAGATTACTAAACTGTTGACGTTCCAAACCTTATAAATAAACACATAAAGGTTTTTATTCAATGGGTATTAGAGAATGTCATCAAGTAATTACGAAGATATATTAATTAATCAAGGAACAGATGTTGCTGTAGAAATACATCTCGTCCATGATAGCGGAAGCGCATACGACCTGACCAACCATTCGGTTGCTGCCAGACTTAAACGCAGATACGGTGATTCTGCGAACGACCCAGATACTATCAATTTCAACAGTATTGTTGTAAACCCGCCTGGCTCAGGGATTATTAACATATCCCTCAGTAATACCCAAACGGATGCGATGAAGACACGTGGACGTTATGTATACGATGTAGAGGTGTCATATACCGATAGTGACAGTAATAGCATAATTCAAAGAGTCCTCGAAGGACAAGCCGAAGTCACTCCATCGGTCACAAGATAAAAGGGAACAATAATGACTGATAAAATCATTGTAAAAAAGGTAGTTGTCGGCACACCCATTAAGAAGGTTACCGCTGGTGCATTCTCTATCTCAAACCTCGCTGGTGTTGATGTTTCTGCTACAGAATCAGATGGTTCTATTCTTGCATATAACAAGTTAACAAGTAAGTGGGAAATCACTAACTTACGGTCAGATGCAAATATTTCCGTAGACTTTGATAGTGAACAAAATAAATACACTTTTGGCTTGACAAATAATGCATTTACTGGTAGTATAGTCCCAGACTCAAACGAGGTCTATGACCTTGGTAGTTCCACTAAGAAGTGGCGTGACCTATATCTAAGTGGTAACACAATCACCCTTGGTACACTTTCACTGAAAGATAGTGGGGGTGACTTGGTTGTTGTTGATGCGTCTAATAATAAAATTAACCTAGACCTATCATTAAGTACGAACAATACTGCGGTATTCTCTTTTGATAGTTCATCTGGTACGTTCACATTCAATGACTCTGACCTTGCAAGAACAAATATTAATGAGACATTCCACAGTGGACTGACTGTAAAGGGTGGGTTATCTGTAGCTGGGGGTGCAACTCTCGACAGTGCAACCATTACTAATCTTGCAAACACAAATTTAACAGGAAGTCAAGCAACCCTTGACAGTGCAAACATTGGTACTCTACGAGTAACTGGTAATACCGTCCTTGACGGTAATCTGACCATTACTGGTACAGAGACCACTGTAAACACTGAAACTATTAACCTTGCAGACAATACGATTGTCCTCAACTCTAATGCGACTGGTACACCTTCGGAAGATGGTGGTATTGAGATTGAACGTGGTGACCAACCAAACAAATCATTCTTATGGGATGAGGGTAGTGAGTACTGGACACTAGGTTCAGAAACTCTTCAAACTACAGGTAAGATTTTATTCGGTAATGTGTACAGTTCAGAAGGTGACCTACCTAGTGCATCAACCTATCATGGTATGTTCGCACACGTACATGGGACAGGTAAAGGTTACTTTGCACATGCGGGTGCATGGCACAAACTATTAGACGAAACATCGTCAACAACTGCAAGTTTAACCGAAGGGTCAAACCTCTACTACACTCGTGCAAGATTCGACTCTGCACTGGGTGATGCGACATCTACCGCAACACTTCGTGGATATGTATCTGGAGATAAGGGTCTAGTATACAATTCATCTACAGGTGTATTTAATGTTGACTCCGCAAATATCAGAGGCATGTTCTCTGCTGGTGGAGACTTAACATATAACAGCGGTACTGGACAATTCACATTTGATGTGGAACAAGTCTACACCAAATCAAACTTCGACTCCGATTTAGGAGATGCAAACACTGGCCAATTGCCAGAAGGAAGTAACCTCTATTATACAACTACTCGTTTCGATGACAGACTTGCTACCAAAACAACAGCAAATGTTGCGGAAGGTTCGAATCTCTATTACACTACTACTCGTGCTGATTCTGATTTTGACGTTAGACTCGGCACGAAATCGACAACTAATGTCAGTGAGGGTAGTAACTTATACTACACCACTGCACGTGCCGATTCCGATGCAAAGAACTCAGTATCAGTAACAGATGCTGGAGGAGATGGTTCTCTTTCATATAATTCTACAACTGGTGTAATCACATATACTGGGCCTAGTGCAGCTGAAGTAAGAGCGCACCTAAGTGCTGGTGGAGACTTAACATATAATAGTTCTACTGGTGTATTCTCTATTGATGTAGAAGATGTCTATACGAAGATTAACTTCGATAGTGATTTCCTTTCACGTCTAACAACACAGATTGATAGTGCTGGTATTACCACATTAACAACTACCAATGCGACTATTACTACACTTGCAAGTACTCAACTTAATGGTGGACAGGCAACCTTTGATTCTGCTACAATTACTAATATTAGATTTGACAATGTAGACGCACAGACAACCACAACTATTCGAGGTCTGTTCTCCGCAGCTGGAGACTTAACATATAATAGTTCTACTGGTGCATTTAGCATTGATGTCGAAGATGTTTATACAAAGTCTAACTTTGATAGTGACCTTGGTGCTGCGGTTGTTGGTGGAACAGGAGTCACATATGATTCTGCGTCCGATACAATCAATCTTACTAACACTGGTGTCAGTGCGGGAACATTCGGTTCTTCTACACAAGTACCACAGTTCTCAGTAAATGCACAGGGTCAGATTGATTCTGCAAAGAACATTACTATTGCGGGTGTTACTGGTGTAGACTTCGATAGTTCAAACGGAACTATTACAATACAAACAACTGGTGGGAACTTTACAGATGTCATATCACTCGACCCATTCACTACTGCAAACTTATCAGAAAATACTAACCTCTACTATACAGACGCAAGAGCAAGAGCGTCCAACTCTGTTACAGATGCGGGTGGAGATGGTTCACTGGCATATAACAGCACTACAGGTGTTATCACTTATACTGGGCCTAGTGCTACTGAAGTAAGAGCACACTTAACTGCAAACAAAGGACTCTCCGTTTCTAATGGTGAGTTTAACATAGATTCCGCAAATGTCAAGGGAATGTTTAGTGCTGGTGGAGACCTATCATATTCGAACGGTGTATTCTCATTCACGCAAAGAACAGACGCACAGGTTAGAGGATTAGTATCCGCAACTGACGCTGGTGGTGATGGTTCTTTCTCTTACAATTCAAGTACTGGTGCATTCACNTACACTGGCCCAAGTGCATCTGAAGTCAGGGCACACTTAACCGCAAATAAAGGTTTGAGTGTATCTTCTGGTGAGTTTAACATAGACTCTGATAATGTCAAGGGAATGTTCTCTGCCACAGACGCTGGTGGAGACGGAAGTTTCTCTTATAGTAATGGTGTCTATACCTACACAGGGCCAAGTGCGACAGAAGTAAGGGCACATCTTACTGCAAACAAAGGTTTATCTGTAACCAATGGTGAATTCAATATCGACTCTGCGAATGTCAAAGCGATGTTCTCAGGTGGTACTGGTGTAACATACAGTAACGGTGCAATCAGTATCGGTCAGGCAGTTGCAACCTCAGATAATGTAACATTCAACGACTTGGTAGTCTCAGGAAATCTAAGTATCTTAGGTTCACAGACTGACGTTGCAACCACGAACTTGACAGTAACAGATAAGAATATTACTATTGCGGATAGTTCAACAACAAGTGCATTAACAAACGGTGCGGGATTAACATTCGGTGCATGGTCTTCAGGTACTATACCGACATTCACTTGGAGTCATGGTGACCAAAGATTGGTCTCAAACTATGCTATCGGTGCAAACCTAGTCGGTAATGTCACGGGTAATGTCACTGGTACAACCTCTGACATATCAAATCATAGTACAAGTGATTTGAGTGAAGGGTCAAACCAATATCATACCACTGCACGTGCAAGAGGTGCCATATCGGTTACCGATGCGGGTGGAGATGGAAGTGCATCATACAATAGTTCAACAGGTGTCATTACCTATACAGGGCCGAGTGCATCTGAGGTAAGAGCACATCTGACTGCGAACAAAGGTCTAAGTGTATCATCTGGTGAATTCAATATTGACTCTGCTAATGTAAAAGCAATGTTTAGTGCGGGTGGTGACCTATCATATTCGAATGGTGTATTCTCTTATACTGATTCAGATAGAACTGCGGCACAGATTAAAGGATTGTTCTCTGGTGGAACAGGTATCACCTACAGTAATGGTGCAATATCAACAACCGATGGAGATATCGTTCATGATAATCTATCAGGATTTGTTGCAAACGAACACATAGACCATAGTTCAGTCTCCGTGACTGCGGGAACAGGTTTAACTGGTGGTGGTACTATTGCCGCAACCAGAACAGTAAATGTAATCGGTGGTAAGGGTATTATTGCAAATGCAAATGATATCCAAGTTGACTCCGCAAACATCAAAGGTATGTTTAGTGGTGGTACAGGTATTACGTATAGTAATGGTGCAATCTCTACTACAGATGGAGACATTGTCCACGATAACTTGAGTGGATTCGTAGCGAATGAACACATAGACCACAGTGGTGTAACAATGACTGCGGGTACTGGTCTTACTGGTGGTGGTACTATTGCTGCTACTAGAACCTTCAATGTTGTGGGTGGTAAGGGTATTACCGCAAACGCAAACGATATTCAGATTGACTCTGCAAACGTTAGAGGAATGTTTAGTGCAAGTGGCGACATTTCATACAACTCAGGAACAGGTGCATTCTCATACTCGAAACAAACTTCCGCACAACTTTTGACTTCAATCAAGACTGTGGATGGAGCTTCAAGTGGATTGGATGCTGACCTATTGGATGGTCAACACGGTGCCCACTATAGAATTAATGTATATAACAACTCAGGCACGTTGTTAAACTAAGGATAAATAACTAGTATGGCATATTCAAGATTAAACAGTAGAAACGATTTCGTAGATTATTGTCTGCGTAGATTGGGTCATCCAGTGATTGAAATCAATGTGGACGATGAACAGATAGAAGACCGTGTAAACGATGCATTGCAATTGTTTACCGAGTATGTTGGTGAAGGTTCTCACAGAGTATACCTTCCTATTACTATGACGGCTGATATGACAACTCGTGGGTATATCGATTTCGACTTGGACACTACTGGTGTTACTAATGCAAACGACATACTAAGTGTTGTCCGTGTATTACCCATTAATAGTGAAAGTGGTAGTGCAAGTTTCTTTGATGTCAAATACCAAATGCGTCTCAATGATATGTGGGACTTACAGACTGGTCTTTCAGATATGGCATACTTTGAACAGATGCAACAATACTTATCACTTGTTGATATGAAAATGACAGGTAGTCCACAGATTCAATTCCAGAGAGCAAACCACAAACTGCACATCTTTGGTGACATTGGTGCGGGTAAAGACTTGAAAGCGGGTGATAAAGTACTAGTGGAAATGTGGATGGCAACCGATGTAAATGGTGACACTAAAGCATACGATAACTTGTTCTTAAAAGAATATGCGACTGCATTGTTAAAAGAACAATGGGGTTCGAACCTTATTAAGTTTGAGGGTATGGTATTGCCAGGCGGTGTTCAACTTAACGGTAGACAAATTTACGAAGATGCGAAACAGGAAATCGAAACAATACGTCAACGCATATATAATGAGTATGATACTCCACCCGACTTCTTTGTAGGATAACATAATGGCAACGAACCCATACTTTAAACAAGGTGTTCGTTCTGAACAAAACGTCTATGAGGACATTATAGTTGAAGCTCTCAAGATGTATGGACAGGATGTATATTACCTACCCCGTGAGATTGTTAATAAAGACAATATTTTTCTTGATGACGTACCGTCACGGTTTGGTTCTGCCTATAAGGTAGAGATGTACATAGAGAACACCGAAGCGTTTGATGGTGAAGGTGACCTGTTTACAAAGTTTGGTATCGAACTAAGAGACCAAGCAAACTTTATTGTTTCAAGAAAGAGATGGAAACAACTTGTAGGTAATCGCCTTGCAGAAAATAATTTCCGTCCCCGTGAAGGTGACCTAATTTATCTAACACTATCTCAGTCTATATTTGAGATACGTAGAGTAGAAACAGAAACTCCATTCTATCAGTTACAGAACCTTCCTACATTCCGTATGCAGTGTGAGTTGTTCGAGTACAATGATGAAGATATGGATACTGGTATTGAAACCATTGATGTTGTGGAGTTCGAAGGTGCATATCAGTATGCATTGACTATGGACTCTGCTGACCAAGGTTATATAGTAGGTGAACAAGTAAGACAGGAATTCACTGGTTATAACATGATTGGTGAGATTACAGATTGGTCGGATTCGGATAATGTCATGCAACTCGCACATGTTGGTGCAACCGATGGTAAGTTCCACACATTCACCACATCGCAACAAGTGAAAGGACTCACATCACTTTCTCTTGCGACACCGACATTAGTTAAAGAATTACAGAATATTCAGGCTGATGCACAGAATCAAATCTTTGATGACTTCGAGAGTGACTTCCTTGACTTCTCAGAGTCTAATCCGTTTGGAGACATATAATGTTTGGACAATGGTTTTATCATAAAAGAGTAAGAACTGCGGTGTCCGTGTTTGGTTCATTGTTTAATAACCTGTATGTACTGCGTCATAATAGTGCGGGTGAGACAATGTCTCAGGTAAAAGTACCTCTATCCTATGCACCAAAAAGGAACTTTATTTCACGTCTTGAGTCGATGAACAAGGGTGAGGATACAGAACGAAGAGTTGCAATGAAACTTCCTCGTATGTCTTTCGAGATTACGAGTATGAACTATGACCCCACTAGACAGTTACCCAAGGTCAATAACATATCGAAAACAAGTAACGCTATAACAAAACGACAGAAGATATATACCGCAACACCGTATATAATCTCATTTCAACTTAATGTTTATGCAAAGTCACAGGACGATGCACTACAGATTGTTGAACAAATTCTACCATACTTTGCACCACAGTATACTGCGACAATTAAACCGTTCTCTGATATACCAAGTCTGACCGAAGACGTTCCCATCTCTTTGACAGGTACGGCATTTCAAGATGATTTTGAAGGTGCAATCGAACAACGTAGAACTATCATATATACATTAGACTTTGAGATGAAAATATCTTTATATGGCCCTGAAGGTACTGGCGATATTATTCGTGATGTTCGTAATAACTTCTTCATGCAAACAGAAGGATTGAACGACAGTGACGTTTACCTAAATACAGTAAAGGTCGTACCGTCTCCCAACTCTGTGAGTGCGGATAGTGATTACGGATTTATAACAACTAATGTAGATAGTGCATAATGACTGATAAGAATGAAAAGAAAATAAAAGATGATTACGAATACTCTCGTGAAACCTACTATGATATATTAGAGAAGGGTAAAGAGAGTATGGAATTAATGATTGAAGTCGCAAGGGAAAGTGAACACCCCCGAGCGTTTGAAGTGTTGTCTGGTATGATGAAAAACATGGCAGATGTGAATGATAAGTTGATGGATTTGAATAAGAAGAACAAAGACATAAATCAAAAGGACGAACCCAAACAACTGGGTAACACCACAAACAATCTATTTGTAGGAACGACTACAGACTTGCAGCGATTAATACATAATGAAAAACAAGTGGTAATAGATGCAGAACCAGAATCAGAATGAAACTTATCTTGGCAATATAAATGTCAAGCGAGATGGAGTTCAACACAATTTTACTGAAGAAGAAATTAAGGAATACATAAAGTGTTCCAATGACCCCGTATACTTCTGTAAAAAATATCTAAAAGTTATTTCTCTGGATGATGGTCTAGTTCCATTTGACCTGTATCCATACCAAGAGAAGATGTTTGACCACTTCAACAATAACCGATTCTCTATCGTACTTGCGTGTAGACAGTCTGGTAAATCTATTAGTTCGGTAGGATACATAATCTGGTTTGCGGTCTTTCAAACCGAAAAGACTATTGCAGTGCTTGCCAACAAAGGTGCGACTGCGAGAGAGATGTTGGGTCGTATCACACTCATGTTAGAGAACTTACCGTTCTTCCTACAGCCAGGCACTAAAGCACTCAACAAGGGTTCAATAGAATTTAGTAATAACTCCCGTATCATTGCAGCTGCAACCTCTGGTAGTTCGATTCGTGGTATGTCTGTTAACCTACTATTCCTAGATGAGTTTGCGTTTGTTGAAAATGCAAATGAGTTCTATACATCAACCTATCCAGTAATTTCTGCGGGTAAAGATACAAAGGTTATCATAACAAGTACTGCAAATGGTATTGGTAATACTTTCCATAAGATATGGGAAGGTGCGGTACAGAAGGTAAATCAGTTTGTGCCATTTACGGTAAACTGGTGGGATGTGCCAGGCAGAGATGATGAATGGAAAAGACAGACCATATCAAATACATCTCAGTTACAATTTGACCAAGAGTTTGGTAACACCTTTTACGGAACAGGTGATACTCTAATTAATGCCGAGACATTATTAGGGTTTAGGGCATCAAACCCTCAAGAAGTTCTTGAAGGGGCTGATTTATTAATATATGACCGTCCAAACAAAGAACATGAATATGTTATGATGGTGGACGTATCAAAGGGAAGAGGTCAGGATTATTCTACGTTTAACGTAATCGACATTAGCACGAGACCGTTCAAACAGGTTGCTGTCTATCGCAATAATACTATATCTCCAATACTCTTTCCTAATATTATATATAAGTACGCAACTCTCTACAACGAAGCATATGTTGTTATTGAATCAAATGACCAAGGAACAGTAGTCTGTAATGGTCTATATCAAGACCTAGAGTATGAGAACATCCATATGGAATCTGCAATCAAGGCAGACCGTATTGGTATCGAAATGAATCGTAAAGTAAAACGATTAGGATGTTCTGCCATCAAAGATATCTTAGAAGTAAAGAAACTAGACATTGTTGATGAGAATACCATAATGGAAATCTCAACATTTGTATCAAGAGGACAGTCATATGAAGCATCCGATGGTAATCACGATGACCTAATGATGAATCTTGTGTTGTTTGGATTCTTTGTATCCTCACAATTCTTCTCCGATATGACAGATATCAATTTAAAAGAGATGATGTTTGCTAGAAAGATGCAAGAAATTAATGACGATGTACCCCCTGTTGGGTTCATTGATGATGGTTTAGAGTTTGCAGAACAGGAAGATGCAAGACAAAATCAAGGTTGGCATACCTTTGAAGGCCCAGATGTGGGCATAGAAGATTGGTAACGTTTCTGTAAATACGGTTATTTATAAATAAAAGTATTGAAAGTTACTAAAATTAGTAATTAAACGTATTATGTTAACTTATAATTAGATAAACGAAAAAGGATAAAGTTATGGCACTTTTTACACCCTCTGCTTCTCCTGCTGTAACAGTAAAGGAAATTGACCTGACGGGCGTAGTGCCTAATGTTCAAACTTCTACTGGTGCAATTGTGGGAAGTTTCGGTTGGGGCCCTATCGGTGTACCTACACTAATCTCAGATGAGACTGGTTTAGTTTCTACCTTTAGTTCACCCGACTCAAGTAATACAGCAGATTTTCACTCCGCTGCTTACTTTCTACGCTATTCTAACTCTCTTCATGTTGTACGTGAAGTGGAAGATAGCGCTGGCGCTACCGCTCTTAATGCGCTAGCTAACAATACTGTACTTGGTTCATTAACACCAACACTGTATAAAAATCAAACCGCATTTGATGCTGCTACAATAGATTCTGGTGACGGAGCATTTATAGCTAAATATGCAGGCAAACTAGGTAACTCTCTAGGTGTTTCCGTGTTTGGTAGTGTAATCGGAAACGATTCTGCTGCAACAACCACCGAATTTGATGCTTGGAAATATAGTGGTTCATTTGATGGAAAAACTGGAACTTCTAAATTTGCAAAGAGTTTAACTGCAAAGAATGATGAACTTCATGTTGTTGTATATGACAATCAAGGTACGATTACTGGTACACAAGGAACTGTTCTAGAAACATTCCCATACCTGTCTACCATTAAGAATGCTAAGAATGCCGATGGTACTTCAAACTACTACAAAGATGTTCTGAAATCACAATCAGCATGGATTTATGCTGGTGTGCCTCACAAGGATTCTGGTTCTGTTACTACTGGTGACTTCGGTTCTAGTCTGTTAAACGGTACTCAAAGTCTTTGGGGTGAAGTTGCTGTTTTTGATAGCGGCTCTACTCAAGATTTCGGTTCACCCCGTGCATACACTGGCCAGAGAGATTGGTCATTTAGTGGTGGTAACAACGGTGCTACTGATATTGGTACTGCTAACTACTCAAAGGGTTACGACCATTTTGAAGATGCAGATAATATCGAAGTAGACTTCCTTATTGCACCAAAATCACCGACAGACCTTGCTGCAAAGACTGTAGTAAACGACCTAGTCGCTACTGCACAAAGTCTTCGTAAGGATTGTGTTGTGGTCGCATCTCCATCTCAGGCTGCAATTACTACTGGTACTAACTCAGCTGTTATCACAAATGGTAATGGATACACCAAGTCAAGTTATTTGATTCAAGACAATAACTTCTTAAAAGTATACGACAAGTACAATGATACGTATATCAACATTCCTGCTGCATCATCCACCGCTGGTCTCATGGCTTCAACTGATTTAGTTGCTGCTCCGTGGTTCAGTCCTGCTGGTGCTAGACGTGGTAGATATCTTGGTATTACCGATATCTCTCTATCTCCAACTAAGGCAGAAAGAGACGCATTGTACAAAGTGGGTATCAACCCAATCGCAAATATCCCAGGCGAAGGAGTCATCCTCTACGGTGATAAGACTAACGAATCACGTCCAAGTGCATTCGATAGAATTAACGTTCGTAGACTGTTCCTTGGTATTGAGAGAGCAATTGGTATCGCTGGACGCAACGTAATGTTTGAATTCAATGACGAGTTTACTCGTGCTGAATTTGTAAACATCGTTGAACCGTTCTTGCGTGAGATTCAAGGAAGACGTGGTATCACGGACTTTAAAGTAATCTGTGACGCAACGAACAACACACCAGCTGTTGTCGCCCGTAACGAATTTATTGCAAACATCTTCATCAAACCAGCACGTTCAATCAACTACGTAACTCTAAACTTCGTAGCTGTTAGAACTGGTGTTGACTTTGAAGAAGTCGTTGGCACAGTATAAGGAGTATTGAAAAATGGCAATTTTAGGCGTAGATGATTTTAAATCAAAACTCAGAGGGGGCGGTGCCCGTCCCAACCTGTTCAAAGCGACAGTTAACTTTCCTGGCTATGCGGGTGGTGATGTAGAACTTACATCCTTCCTGTGTAAAGCTGCACAGTTACCTGCTTCGATTATGAACGTATTTGAAGTTCCTTTTCGTGGTCGCCAGTTAAAAATGGCGGGAGACCGAACTTTTGAACCTTGGAACATCACTGTAATAAATGATACTGACTTCAGCATCCGTAATGCTATGGAACGTTGGATGAATGGTATCAATGGTCATCAATCAAACACTGGTTTGACTAATCCTGTGGATTATCAAGCAGATTTGATTATTGAACAATTAGACCGTGATGGAGAATCGTTGAAGACTTATAACTTCCGTGGTTGTTTCCCAACTAACGTCAGTGCAATTGATGTTAACTACGAAACTAACGATGTTATCGAAGAATTCACCGTGGACTTCCAAGTTCAATACTGGGAATCTGATACCACTAGTTAATCTAGTTATAGATAGAAGGGTAGGGGAATAATCCCCTACCTTTTTATTATAAGAATTTGTAGGTAAGTACATGGCAGAACAAGACAATAGTATTCTCAAACTTTTTGGTTTTGAAATCAAGCGACAGGATAAACCTGAAAAAGAGAAAGAAAAATTAAAGTCGATTGTTGCTCCCACCGATGAAGATGGTGCGGGGTATGTTACTGCGTCTGGGTCTCACTATGGTCAATACATTGACATGGAAGGCAACAAGGCAAAGGACAACCAACAACTTATTATCAAGTATCGTGGAGTTGCAACACATCCCGAAGTAGACGATGCTATCGAAAATATCGTTAATGAAGCAATTGTTGGTTCTGAGATGGATATCTCATGTGAACTTAATCTGGACAAAGTAGAAGCTCCAGACAATATCAAAAAACAAATGACCGAAGAATTCAACAACGTATATAGCATGTTGAAGTTTACCGAACTAGGTCACGACATATTCCGTTCATTCTATGTTGATGGTAGAGTATATCACCACCTCGTAGTGAATGAATCTAATCTTAAAGCTGGTATCCAAGAAATCAGAACGATTGATGCAGCAAAGATTCGTAAAGTAAAAGAAGTAAAACACAGTAAAGACCCTGCCACTGGTGCAAAGGTTGTAGATACTGTAAAAGAATTTTATATATTCCAAGAGAAAGCAGGGACTAATCAAGGCGTAAGACTTTCTCCAGATAGTGTTTCATATGTTTCCAGTGGTCTATTAGACCCAACTAAGAAACAGGTTGTGTCCTATCTACATAAGGCACTAAAACCAATCAACCAATTACGCATGATGGAAGATTCACTTGTAATCTACCGTCTTGCACGTGCGCCTGAACGTAGAATATTCTACATAGACGTGGGTAATATGCCACGTAATAAGTCAGAAGCGTACATGAAAGACATCATGTCTCGTTATAGAAACAAGATAGTATATGATTCAAACACTGGTCAACTAAAAGATGACCGTAAGCATATGTCAATGCTCGAAGACTTCTGGTTACCTCGTAGAGAAGGTGGTCGTGGTACAGAGATAAGTACATTGCCAGGCGGTGAGAACCTTGGTCAGATTGATGATATCCTGTACTTCCAGAAGAGACTGTATCGTTCATTGAACGTACCAGTATCTCGTTTGGAACAGGAAGCACAGTTTACATTAGGCCGTTCAACTGAAATTTCAAGGGACGAAGTTAAGTTCCAGAAGTTTATTGACCGTCTACGTAAACGTTTCTCTACATTGTTTACTGCAATACTCAAGAAACAACTAATATTGAAAGGTGTTATCACTGAACAGGATTGGGATGAGTGGAAGAGTTTTATCACAGTAGACTTCCAGAGAGACAACCACTTTACTGAATTAAAGAATGCAGAGTTGTTACAGAACAGACTACAAACTCTTGACCAAGTATCTCAGTATGTGGGTGAGTATTTCTCACGTGAGTGGGCAATGAAGAACGTAATGATGATGTCTGACGAAGATATCGAAGAAATGAAAAAACAAGTCGAAGGCGAGAACTCCGTTGAAGACGAAGATGAGGAAGTATAATGAGTGAAGTAGAAAATCAAGAACAAGAAGTTGTAGAACCTACTGCGGTAGAAAACCTAATAAATCAAATCACTGACGGTGACTTGAATAATGCGGAAGGTTCTTTCAATAGTCTCATTCAAGATAAGATGGCAGATGCACTAGAAGCACAACGCATTGCAACTGCACAGGCAATCTTTAATGACCAAGATGATGATATTGAAGATATCGAAGACGAAGTAGTCGAAGAAGACGAAGAAATCACTGGGGATACAGAAGATAGTCTCCCTGAAGTTGAAGAAGAAGACGAAGAAGTAGTAAATTAATATAACTTAGAGATTCTAATTTGTATAAATAATACTATGAAAAGTTATAAAGAACTTCTGTCTGAATTGAAGTCACGTAAGCCTAAAGGTGAAGTGGTCTTTGATAAAAAAATAAAACGTATCCCTGTCCTTATTGTTAAGGAGAAGGGGACTTTACCGTTTGTGGCATATGTGGATGGCGATAAGTTAGACGCATTCAAATCGGAAAAGGACGCAGTAAAGTCTGCGGAAAAAGTAATTAAGGAACTAACTTAATGAAGTTAATTACAGAATTTACAGAAAACGATACTCTCCAGTGTATTACGGAGAAGAAAGAAGACGGAACTAAAAGTTACGTAATCGAAGGCGTTTTCGCACAGGCAGATAAAAAGAATAGAAACGGACGTGTCTACCCTAAACCAATTATGGAAAAGGCAGTAAACAAGTACGTTAAAGAACAAGTATCTAAGAAACGGGCAGTAGGGGAATTAAACCATCCCGAAGGGCCGACAGTTAACTTAGACAAAGTTTCACACCTCATCACAGAACTCAAATTCGAGGGAAATGATGTGGTTGGAAAGGCACAAATATTGGAAACTCCTATGGGTAAGATTGTTAAAGGTCTTCTTGAAGGTGGTGTACAATTAGGCGTGTCAACTCGTGGTATGGGTAGCCTTGAGAACAGAAATGGAGCAATGGTCGTCAAAGACGATTTTATCCTTAGTACTGTTGATATAGTACAAGACCCTAGCGCACCTGAAGCATTTGTTAATGGTATAATGGAAGGTGTAGACTGGGTTTGGGATAACGGCATTCTGTGTCCTCAAGTAATTGAAAAAATGGAGACTGAAATTAAAACTGCTCCGAAGCCTGTCTTGTATGAGACAAGTGTTCGAGAGTTCAAAAATTTCCTCTCGTTAATTAAATCTAGCATGTAAGGAGTCAAACATGACTGAAGAAGTAAAACAAGAGGTCGAACTCCACGATGAAGTTATTAACGATATTGTGGAAGATACTCTCGAAGAAGGAAGCGCACCAGCTCCTAAAGGGAAACCTGATGCAAATGCAACGGACGAAGAAGAGTCTATTGCATCTGTGGATAAAGCTGCTAACGCAACCAAAGCAAAACAAGCTCCTGCGCCAAAAACCAAAGCGGGCATGATTAATGCAATGAGCATGAAGTTACATTCAATGAAAAAAGATGAACTTTCTGCATCATACAGTAAAATGATGGAAGATGTGGACGTAGCGGAAGACGTTGTTGTTGAAACAACTGTTGACACTGCTGCTGAACTGGACGCATTAGTCGAATCTGAAGCAACACTCAGTGATGAGTTTAAAGCTAAAACCGCCGTTATTTTTGAAGCAGCTGTGAAATCAAAACTGTCTGAAGAAGTAGACCGTATTGAAGCACAGTATAAGGAAGAATTAGCAGAAGAAGTATCTTCTACTAAGGCAGACCTTGTAGAGAAAGTAGACAGCTACCTTAACTATGTAGTTGAATCTTGGATGGAAGAAAATCAAGTTGCAATCCAGAACGGTCTCCGTACTGAAATTGCCGAGACTTTCATGGACAAAATGAAGGACTTATTTACTGAGTCTTACATTGACGTACCTGAATCTAAGGTTGACCTAGTTGACGAACTCGCTGAATCAGTAGAAGAACTTGAGACTAAACTCAATGAAACTACTCAGAGAGTAATAAACACTACCGAGGAACTGGAAGTTTACAAGCGTGAAACGATTATTCGTGAAGCGTCACGTGACCTTGCGGAAACTCAAGTGGTAAAATTGAAGTCGCTCGTAGAAGACGTTGATTTTGAAGACGAAGAACAATTCGCCTCTAAAGTCAAAACCGTTGTCGAGTCATACTTTACAAAAGACGTAATTGATGGCGAAGAAGTAGAACAAATTGTAGAAGATGCTGACGAACAAGTCGAACACTCTTCTGTAATGGAATCCTACCTTGCAACCATTCGTAAAACAAAACCTAAATATTAAGGAATTTTCAAATGCAATCTTATGATACATTAATCGAAAAGTGGGCTCCAGTTCTAAACGAAGAGTCTGCTGGCGTGATTACAGATAATCACCGCCGTGCAGTTACCGCTGCAATCCTAGAAAACCAAGAAAAAGCAATGATGGAACAGTCATCTGCTTCTGCTGGTTTTCTTTCAGAGAACGCTGCTTCTGGTGCTAATAACACTGGTTCAGTAAATAACTTTGACCCAGTACTAATCTCATTAGTACGCCGTGCAATGCCTAACCTCATCGCTTATGATGTGTGTGGTGTTCAACCTATGAATGGCCCTACTGGTCTTATCTTCGCTATGAAGAGCAGATACCAAGGTGGAGCTACTTCTAACCGTGAAGCACTATTCAACGAAGCTGAAACTCAGTTCTCTGGTGATAGTTCTGGTACTCACGATTCAGATAACGCTTCTGGTTGGAACGGAATCGACAGTGAAGGCGCTCGTCTAACTAATCTTTCTGCTGGCGGAATGCCAACAGTAGATGCAGAAGCACTTGGTCGTACTGGTGGTTCTTCATTCAACGAGATGGGTTTCACAATCGAACGTCAAACTGTTACTGCTAAGTCACGTGCTCTTAAAGCTGAATACACTTTAGAACTTGCACAAGACCTTAAAGCAATCCACGGTCTAGACGCTGAAACTGAATTGGCTAACATCCTCTCTACTGAAATCCTTGCGGAAATCAACCGAGAAGTTATCCGTACAGTTAACTCTCAAGCAAAAACTGGTGCTCAACAGAGCAACGTTACTGCTAAGGGTATCTTCAACATGTCTGCTGACACCGATGGTCGTTGGTCTGCTGAGAAGTTCAAAGGTCTTGGTGTTCAAATTGACCGTGAGTGTAACGTCATTGCTAAAGAAACTAGACGTGGTAAAGGTAACGTAGTAATCTGTTCTTCAGATGTTGCTACTGCACTTGCTGCTGCTGGTACTTTGGACTATGCACCTGCTATCAACAACAACCTTCAGGTTGACGATACTGGTAACACTTTTGCTGGTCTTTTAAATGGTCGTATCCGTGTGTACATTGACCCTTATGCAAACACTGACTATGTCACTGTTGGTTACAAAGGTCAGAACCCATATGACAGTGGTGTATTCTACTGCCCATACGTTCCTTTACAGATGGTTAAAGCTGTCGGTGAAGATGACTTCCAACCACGTATCGGGTTTAAAACTCGTTACGGAATGGCTTCAAACCCATTTGTTGGTTCTACACCAACTGACGGTCTTGCTACTGCAAAGACTAACCAGTACTACAGAATCTTCAAGATTACTAATATCTTGACTTAATCTGTATAATAAGAAGAGTAGGGTTAACCTACCATTCTTTAAGGGAGACTTCGGTCTCCCTTTTTTTATGTGTATAAATAACGGTGTTCACGAACTGAATGTCGAAGTATGAGACGGTATTACCGTTGTGTCTGGTTATCCAGTAATCTAAAACAGGAGATAGTTATGCGTATCATTGCAATTGCATTCGCATTAGTTTTGTCTGCTTGTTCCACCGTTGATGCAACCATTGACGGTACTGGTGGTATTATTAAAGGTGTCGGTTCTGATGTCTT